CGATGGGCGCGGACAACGGCACCGGCACAAAGTGGCTGCCGGAATTTGCAGAGTGTTTGCGCGGCGCTGACGTTGTTGTCGTACCCGACCAGGACGATCCCGGCATTCGTCACGCTGAATGGGTGATCAGTACCCTGAAGGACAAGGCGCGCAGCGTCAAGGTTGTAAACCCTGCGGCAGGCAAGGATCTAGCCGACTGGATCGAAGCGGGCGCAACGGT